TTCGAGTTCTTGGAGAGAACGACCACCATAAACCACGCGACCATCGCGGAATCGCTCTGGAAGCATAGCGTTAGGGATCTCGATAGAATCGCGGATAAGTTGTGCCAACTCGTCGAACATGCGGCCAGTTGCGGGATTGGACATTTTAGATTCGTAACTCATAGTTGTTTCCTTTAAGGAGTGTTGTTTGTTGTATGCCTACATTATACATACTTTTGTCTGTTTGTCAACCCCGCTAATGGGGGTATTTTGGATTTTATACCAAATAAACTTTTACGCCGGTTTCTCGTGCTAGGTCAATATTATGCTGATCGTCGTCGTAAAAATAAACCACATCAAAAAGCTCTTTAACGGTCTGTAATACTTTTTGCTTTTCTTTTGCAATATTTACTTTTGAATCGTCAGAACCCACAGCGTGAACCTTAACCGGCTTCACACCAAAACCGCAAAGCCACTCAGCAATCGCTTTCGATACGTTGTCAGCGCGAGCAGTCAAGACATAAACCGCAAAACCGGAATCGTGAACTTCTTTTGCTAGGTGGATCAAGAAAGTAGGGTTTGCATTGTGAATGAACTTATCAGATCGAAACTCTGAAAAATCATATACTTCACCGTCTGCGAGAACGTCAGTATTGAACTCGGCGGGAGTCAATTTGCGAACAGGTAAACCGCAAGTACCGCTACCGCTTGGGCGACGAACCACAACGCAACAATCAGTAGTGGCGAGAGTGTCATCAAAATCAAATACAAATGCTTTTTTCATAATCTTATATCCTTTTAACATGCTGACATTATACCATACTTTGCCGCATTTGTCAATAGGGCATCACCTTCTAAAATCCATTTTGATGGAAATTTCTTGGGAGGGTGTTTCATCCCAAATATTCGGGCAGCGGGTTTGCAGTTGGTAGCTTATCCGGTTCGCCTCATTTCGTTGAGCAGAACAGCCGGTACAAAGTAGCCCCAAAAAGAAAGCCACAACCAAAACCAAAACCGCATTTCTTTCTTGTTTTTTCATATCAAAATCTCCTTACTATTAGTATCGGCTATTGTGCTGCGTCAAGTACAATCAAAATTGAAAAAAGTATTGTTAAACTTGCGCTTACGATCATCATAATTTCTAACATAATGTTTTCCTTTCTACTATATATTATCGCCATCCCTTTGACACGTTTGGTCACGCCTACTCCAAAAACCTTAGAAAAGACAGAATAGTTGTAAGTTGTTGGTATATAAGGACTTACGTCAGTCGCGGCAGCCCCGGCGCACCTAAGTCGTTGCTGCGTAAGGGTTTACGTCAATCTTCGTCCCAGAATCCTTGCCATACTCCGCGCCCGAAGTCTGGGTACATTAGGCAAATTAGCACAAATAAGAATAAAATTATCACCACGGCCACCAATGTAAAGCTAGGTAAGCTAGGGTACACGCGCCCGTAATCGTTAAAAACGGCACCATCATAATTGAGAATAATAGCATAAATAATCCCAATTCGTCATAAATTATTGTCAATAGATTTTTCATAAATTTTCCTAGAAATATTTCTTTACTGCGTCAAGGCTGATGATTGCTTGCTGTAGTTCGTTGACATAGCATTGAGCATATTCGTCGGGTGCTTTTTGCGCTTCTGCCAATCTACAGCGTAAAGTATAAAGAGTGTTTTTTAATTGGCGGTAGGTGGTTTGGTTGATTGCTTCTAGTTGTTCAGTTTGCATAATGATTACTCCGATGCGGTTCCGTAGGTGTTGAAGTATGCTAGTTTAGCAGCGTGGCGGGATTCGTCAACCAGTGTTGCGGTGATTACTTCAATCGGTTTGTTGTAACCGGTGAACCATGTTTCACCGTCAATATCTTTAAGCTGTGTTTGTGGTACGTCTAGGTGACGCACTTCGCGGTTGTTCCAAGGGTCGATGTAGGTGATGTCGTAACTTTTCATAGTGTTTACCTTTGTGGTGTTGTTGTTTGTCATATAAGTATTATCGTCTATAGGTGTGACACGTTAGGTCAAAAACGGGCGATAATCTTAAATTCTTTTTTTACTTCTTTTGGTAGATCGTTTGGGTATTCAATCCAAAATTCTCGCATTGAAAACCAAGTTTTGACAACCTTACCAGTTTTCTTGTTCATTAGTCCATATTTCATATCTGAAATTCCTTAAAAGTGTTATGAAGTTTGTTTTTTGTTATGCTGTATTATACCATACCCCTGTGACACGTTAGGTCACTTTATCGGATAATTCCAGAAACTTTATCTAGTTCGTTTCGGAGCCGTTCTTCGTTTTTCAGGGTGCTGATTAGAATGTTGATTATTTGCTCTTTGTCGCATTTTGCCATATGTTCGCGGAGGAAGGTTTCGTCGATGCTGGTGGTAGTGGTTTCGTTATTCATTCTGAATTCCTTATAGGTGTTGTTTACTGTTGTGCCTCTATTATACATATATCGGCAGAAAAGTCAATAGGTCTACACCCTAATTCTGGAATTTTGTAGGAAATAATTTTAATCGTCGTAAGTCGTTGCTGTATAAGGGTTTACGTCGGTCGGCGCCGCCCCGCCCGCCCTAAGTCCTTATCTGCAAAGGGTTTACGTCGATTGTGAAATTAGCTATTCCATTCGCCGTGGTTGTGTGTCCAATCGCGTACCTCCGCGCGCTCCCAGTGTAGCGCATCAGCCATAGCTTCCTCGCTTACGTGGTCATAGTCATCGTATTGATCTTCGAGCATTACTTCCGCGCATAGGTCGCAAGTTGGTACGATGATGTTGTTGTTACGGTCATCGTATCCGTGTTCGCATACTGAGCAAATAAACATATTAAAACCTTTTTGTTTGTGTGTGTTATCGGATTGTGCCGGTCGCGTTGTCTAGTTCGCGGCGCAGTCTTTCTTCATTCTTGAGAGTAGAAATTAGAATTTCGATGATTTGCTCTTTATCGCAAGTCATCATATGCTCACGAAGAAAAGTCTCATCAATATCGCTTGGGCGTGTGTTGTTTTCGTTATTCATTCTTAAAACCTTAAAAGTGTTGTTGTTTGTTATGTTAATAGTATCGCACATAGGTGTGACAAGTTAGGTCACTTCTCACGATCAATCGCAAGAATATTTTCCGTTCATTGTAACGGTTTCCCAAGTAGGTTCGCTCTTGCGAATCTCAATCTTGCCCTCTCGCATCGCAGCTTGGAACTGCTCAAGAGTCATGCCTTCGGTTTCTTTGGCGGTTAGAAATTTCTTAGTCATAGTTTTTACCTTAGTAAGTGTTGTGTTTGTTATGTCTCCCATTATACATACTTATCGGCATTTGTCAATAGCCACCTACACCTAATTTAGAAAAAAGGGGGTAATTATTTGTTCAGAAGATAACGGCGGATTTTTCCCCGTAAATGCCGGGGTGGTTCATACGCAACCAAAAAAAATTATGACAATATGTCTTATCTAAACCATCTAGACTCGACGCTTTTGAAGCGATTTCTCATCAAATCGCGACAAATACGTTGCCGCCAACCAGACACCGGTAAAATCATCGCCCAGCTTGCCGATGCCGGTGTTACAAGCCTCACAGATCCAGCCCCTAAACTGATTCGTTTCGTGACAATGGTCCAAAACCAGAGTCTTGTGTGATTTTTTACCACAGCATTCGCACCTCTCAGGCATCTCAGGAGCCACCTTCTTCAATTCACGTCTAATCTTCGCCTGCGCCCGCACACAGTCCTTACAGCGCGAGTCAAGCCTGTCCTTGTACATTTTATGATACGAAAAGGCCGCCACACTCTTCTCGGCCCCACAGATTTTGCATGTTTTATTCTTTGCTGACATTTTTGCACATCACACATTCGTATTTAGTCTTGGATATCATCTTGAATACTTTCGTCCCGCACTGCTGACACACGGGAGGCCCGTAGACATATCTTGAAACAAACTTCTCTTTTTTCTTGCTCATTCATATTTCTCCAGTTAGATATTTCTTCCACCGTCCTGAAACAGCCCGTACAATGGTTCTCTTTGACTTTGCAATGTCCTGTGCAGGGTGAGTCAATCATCCCACTTACCTCCCTTCGATAGATTATCCTTGCCCCACAAAGGCTGTAAATTTGTGTAATGAAAACATTCGCGTTGCTCGATAGGGTCGGAGAAATTAAAGCTCGCACATGGGCGAATATGGTCTACATGCCAGCACTCTGCATGGTCGCCGTTGGGGTTTCCGTAATTTTCCCATGCCATTCCCGGCTGAAAAAGGCTTTCTAAATGGATTTTTAAGTCTTCTATGCTACATCCTAGTAGTTCTATTGTTGATGCAGATTTTGTTTTCCCCTTTAACGAGTGCCACAATCGACACCTAAGATTCCTTATGAGTCTATAGTTCTCGTCGTTTTTTATTTTGTCTCTTCGATATTTTTTCGTCCATTCTGATCCACGATCCGTCTTTCTCCATTCTCTTTGGTATTGCACCTGTTGTTTAATAATTCGATCTTTGTTTTTTTCGTAATATTCACTATGCATTTTACGCAGCTTGTTTTTATTCTTTTTGTAATACTTAGCGTCAGATATTTTCTTTGCTTCTTTGTATTCGGGCGTATCTTTTATCTTTTGCCTTCGCTCTCTCTGGCTTGCCAATATTTTTTCTTTATTTTTCTTTCTATACCTTTCACTTGCTTCTGACTCACATTTTTTGCAATTACTTCTAAGTTTAGTTTCTGCGCGTCTAATAAAATAAAAAAACTCATTGGTGTTTGGTTTTTCCTCATTACACTTCTTGCATTTCTTTGTTTCCATAGTTAATCCTTATATTGTTTAAGTCCGTACCCCCAGCTTTTATCCTACCAACAAGCCCGTTGCCGCGCAGGATATGAAACATTTATTAGAGAGCCACCAACCAGTTGTTCTTGTTGGGAAGGTTTTGGGTGAGAGCTGACCAACTCACTGCGTTCGATAAATTGTTTCGACACATCTCATTACTGAGACCATTCAACTGCCAAATGTGTCAGGCGGGGTTAGTGCCTGAGTCCAACTCCTAACAATCCTAAATTTGTTCAATATCTAAAATTTCAAGCTTTGCAAGATAATTTTGTCCAAGCGCCACGGACAGGACATGCCGCCGCCCTATGGAGCGAAGCGACTTTTTAACGTGACAGCGTTATATGAACTCATTCAATCTAAATGTTCCGGCGTAATGCCACCATACTATAACCATCCCCTGCAAAAATAACACAAATTATGTGTAAATTTATTTACATGTGTATATAACTAGTCAGAAACCCTTAAAGGAGAGAAAAATGTCCGAAAAACATAAAGAAATAGAAATCGAACTACAAATGCGCACCACCGCAGAGCTTGATGAGTCCGTCAAAGCCGACTTAGAGCAGGAGGATAAATCAATCGCCTCGCTATTAGAGGAAGAAGGTGAAGATGAAGCTACCTAACGGTCTTACAGAAGATCAATTCCTACGGGCTTTTGACTTTGTTGTTGATAAAATCGCCCATAAATATGTATTTACCTCGTTTGAGTGCGAGGATATACGTCAGGAGGCGTTTCTGATAGCATACAAAGGTCTGGATGACTATGACAGCTCGCGCCCCTTGGAGAATTTTCTGTATATACACCTAAGCAACAGGCTGAAAAACTTTAAGCGCGACAATTATTACCGCTATGAAGTGGGTGACGCCCAAAAAATGCAGAACACAAAGAAAAGCATACTAGAACCCATAGATATACACGAGTTGTTCCACATCGCAACAGGATCAGACATAGTAGATGAGGCCCACTTATCAGAAATACATGAGTTAATTGATGAAAAACTTCCTGCAAATATGCGCTCGGATTATCTCAAACTAAAAAATAAGGGCAAACTCACAAAAAGTCGTAAAACTAAAATAGTAAAAAAGCTTCAAGAAATAATAAACGGAGAGATCGACAATGAAGAAGGGTAGATACTCTATCGAAGAGATGGAATTTATCGAGCAGAACTGCGAGGTTCTTTCTCCAGAAGCTATTGCCGAGACTCTAGGGCGTGATCCCGAATCGGTCAGGGACTGGATTGCCAAAAAGGTCGGATTTTCTTCAGCACAAAAGAAAGAGGCGGCTGTAGCTAATGAATTAAAAACAAAACCATACTATAAAGAGCTATCAAACCAATTCACACCCGAAGAATTAGAAATGTTTCAATTTCATTTCAAAAAAATGTGGAGCCAGTTCAAAGATGATGTGTTTCACACCGAAGAAATGCAGATAATAGATACGATCAAGTTGGAAATCCTAATGAATCGGATTCTAAGGTCTCAGCATGAAAATCAGGAAGAAATATTGCTTAACGAGCGTCTTGTTCAGAATGAAAAGGCGCGAGACAAAGATCAGCGAGATGTAGACTATATAATGAATCTGGAGCGACAGATAGCTATCCTGAGAGCTTCACAGGAGACACTCAGTAAAGACTACAAAGATCTTCAGGCTCGAAAAGCGACCATGCTCAAAGACCTAAAAGGCACCCGAGAACAGCGAATCAAGGCTATTGAGGATTCAAAGCAGACGTTCGCATCGCTAGTGAAACAAATAGCGACGAGTTCAGATTTTAGGTCGAAAATAGGTATAGAGATGGAGAAGATGCGCTTGGCTACTGAAAGAGAGAAAGAACGGCTTTCAGAATATACTCAATACGAGGACGGAAACATAGACCAGCCATTCTTGACACCGGAAACATTAATCAATAACGAGGATTGAAAATGAAGGCTGTAATTTTTGGAATCACCGGACAAGACGGTAGTTATTTAGTAGAATTACTACTGAGTAAAGGTTATGAAGTTGTTGGAGTGACCAGACGATCAAGCACCCCAAACACAATAAATATTAATCACATCTTGCAAAATATCGTTCTCGTAGAGGGCGATGTAACAGATGGCTTTAATGTTAGCAAGATTATAGAAGAACAAAAGCCTGACGAAATATACAATTTGGCCGCACAATCTCACGTTGGCACTAGTTTTAAGCAGCCTAATTTAACATGGGACATTACTGCTGGCGGCGTTTTGAATATCTTGGAGGCTATTAGATATTCTGACAGAAAAGATCAAATGCGGTTTTATCAAGCTAGCAGCAGTGAAATGTTTGGTAAGAATTTCTCGATTGCCAAAGGAAGATTTGGGGACATTAAGTTCCAAGACGAGAACACTCCTTTCGTGCCACAGAGTCCTTACGCCATCGCAAAGTTAGCAGCGCACCACTTGGTGCGAAATTACAGAGAAGGGTATGGTATACACGGCAGTTGTGGAATTTTATTTAATCATGAAAGCGAAAGACGCGGAGAGAAGTTTGTTACTAGGAAGATTACAAAATGGATTGGAGAGTTTGTGGCGTCTGGCATGGACGAAAAGTTTCCCGCACTTAGATTGGGAAATCTAGACGCGAAGAGAGACTGGGGTCACGCAGAAGACTACGTAAACGCCATGTGGCTCATGTTACAGCAAGATGATCCAGATGACTACGTTATCGGAACGGGCGAAACACATAGCGTCAGAGATTTTCTAGATTCCGCTTTTGCTAGAGTTGGCATTGAGGACTGGGACGATCTTGTGGTTGTAGATCCAGAGTTTTATCGTCCAGCAGAAGTTGATTACCTATTGGGTATTCCAAAAAAAGCCGAAGAAGTGTTAAAGTGGAAAAGAGGTGTTAGCTTTAGTAAATTAGCAGAAAGAATGGTGGATAGTGATGTCGAAAAGGCGAGACTACGGAGATCCGATTTACAAACAGTTTCGTCTTGATGTATTAAAACGAGACAAATATACCTGTCAAATGTGTAATAATAAGGGGAAGAATGTTTATCTGAACGTACATCATATAATTAAATGGAGTTCAGCTAGCTCCCTGCGTCACGATTCAGACAATGGCGTAACCCTTTGTAGGGGCTGTCATAAATCTGTTACTGGCAAAGAATCGCATTATGTTTCATATTTCAACGAGATAGTTAGGAGAAATAAAAAATGAGTTACGATAGATTTTCCTCTTGGACTTCTGATGAAGACGATACTCCAGAAGATCCTAAGCAGTCACCAGAGCCTGTTCAGCCACCAGAAGCCACTGATCCTACAGAGGATGCACAGGATGTCATAGAGGCTATCGAGGCGCTTGAAAAAGGCGAAAGATATGAGATCGAGATAGGTCTTAGAGTCTTCGAGGTGGTGTATTTCCATGCAAAAAAGCATTATCCAGCCAACAGACCGAAATACAAAGATGGTAAACTTTACTTTACTAAAGGTTGATCTAGATGCCCAAAAAACAAATACCTAAATACACAGTAATCAAAGACACTAGAGAGCAGGATGGCTGGTTTTTTAGTGAGTACGATAAGTGTGAGGGTATGGAAATAGGAACACTTCATACTGGAGACTACACACTAAAGGGATTTGAGGATGTCGTGTGTATAGAGAGAAAGGCTTCTGTATCAGAGATCAGTATGAATTTAGGAAGGAAGAAAAGGGCGTTTTTCGACGAAATGGAGCGCATGAAAGATTTTCATTTTCGATATCTCCTGCTTGAGTTTTCTGCCTCGGATGTAATAAATTATCCGATGAGCTTGCTCAGTGAGGAAGACAAGAAGAATTACGAGCGATACAAAAGCGGCCAGATAAAAAAACCAACAGGAAAAAGATTTGACATTGTTGACCAGACTAAACTTAGTGGTAAATATCTCATGAAGTCTCTTATGGAGATATCTATAAGACAGGATATAAATGTTATTTTTTGCGATAGTAAATATAACGCTTTTATAATTTGCAATAGCGTATTCAAGAGACTCAATGAACTCTTTAATGGAAAAGATGATGACGCTCAATAGAGATATCGTTGCTGAAATTCATGGATATGGAATAGATGTAAAGAATAGGGAAATTTATATAAATGAGTTTGACGATTCTGGTGAATCCGCTGGCGTGGATCACCGGATGTTACAGAATTTTATAAAAAATATAAACATTTTAAAAAACACTAGTAAAGATCCAATCACCATCCATATGCAAACTGTTGGTGGCTGTTGGTATTCTGGTATGGGTATCTATGACTGTATAAGGAGCTGTAAATGTAAGACTACATTTATCGCCTATGGGCAGCTTTGTTCTATGGGGACAATTATAATTCAGGCGGCAACCAAGAGACTTATTACTCCTAGCTCTTCTTTCATGGTTCATTGGGGCAGTAGTGAGATAAGCGGTCATTATCTTAGTTCGCAAAACCTAGCGGCCTTCGAGAAATCTGCTGCCGAAAACATGCTTAATATTTATTCAGAAAGGTGTCATAAATCTGGTCAATTCTTCAAAGATTCAGATAATTCTTTACCAAGGGTTAAGTCTTACATTAAAAGAAAATTAAACAATGGTGACTGGTATATGTCAGCTGAAGATGCTGTATACTATGGATTTGTGGACGGTATATATAAATGAATGATCATTCGCAGCAGCTAGAAGACGCTTGGCTTGGTATTGATGTAGATGAATCTACATTATTCAATCCTATGGATTTTGTTATGCAGGATTCCGATAATGAAAAACTATTAGAGAGAATAGCTTGGTTGATGATGCGTCCAGAGTATTTTTCTTTTGCATGTAAATACATGTTGAATGTTGAACTATCGCCTTTTCAATCCTTACTGCTTTATGAGATGTGGAATAGAAAATTTCCAATGCTTGTTGGTAGTCGTGGTATGGGTAAGTCTTTTATATTATCTGTTTACCCACTGCTTCGCGCTCTATTTATGCCAAGAAGGAAAATAATTGTAGTTGGTGCGGCTTTCCGTCAGTCTAAGGTTTTATTTGAATACATGGACACAATATGGAAAAACGCCCCGATACTTAGGGACTTGTGTTCAAGTAATAGTGGCCCTAGAAGAGATGTGGATAGGTGTGTTATGCACATCGGGCAAAGCACTATTACTTGTCTTCCGCTTGGCGACGGTAGCAAGATTAGAGGCCAGCGCGCAAATGATATTATCGCTGACGAATTTGCTTCTATACCTAGAGATATTTTTGAGAATGTTGTTGCTGGTTTTGCTGCCGTTGCCGCTTCCCCAATAGAAAAAGTTAAACAAAAGGCAAAAGAAAAGAGAGCTAAAGAACTAGGGATACCCGTAGGCTCTTCAAAGGCTCAGGAGTCAGGAGCCTCAAAGTCCAACCAAATCATACTTTCTGGAACTGCTTATTATGATTTTAATCATTTTGCTGAGTACTGGAAGAGATATCATGCTATAGTATCTAGTGGGGGCGACGAGCGACTTTTACAAGAAGTTTTTGGTGGCTCAGTACCCTCCGATTTTGATTGGAGAGAATATTCCGTGATAAGGATGCCCGTAGACAAGCTTCCAGATGGATTTATGGATAGTGGGCAAATAGCCAGAGCAAAGGCTACTGTTCACTCAGGTATTTATCAGATGGAATATGGCGCCGTGTTTACTACGGACAGTCAGGGGTTTTTCAAGAGGAGTTTAATAGAATCATGCACAACGTCTCAGATGAAGCCAATAACGCTACCTTCTGGAGACGTGTGCTTTGAAGCTATGCTAAAAGGAGATCCAAATAAAAAATATATTTTTGGTGTCGATCCTGCTTCCGAGGTTGATAATTTTAGTATAGTGGTTATGGAGTTAGATGGCGATCATAAAAGAGTAGTCCATTGTTGGACGACGACTAGAAAGCAACACAAGGAAAAGTTGAAATCGAAAATAGTAACGGAAGACGATTTCTATTCATACTGCGCTAAAAAAATAAGACAGCTAATGAAAGCCTTTCCCTGTGTTGAGATCGCCATTGATGCTCAAGGCGGCGGTATTGCGGTTGTGGAGGCTTTACAGGATAGAGATAAGATAGCAGAAGGTGAAGTGCAGATATGGCCGGTGATAGAAGAAAAAGAGAAAGATACAGATTATCACTCAGGTTTACATATACTTAAACTTTGCCAATTTGCCAAGGCTGACTGGTTGGCGGAGGCTAATCACGGTTTAAGAAAAGACTTTGAAGATAAGCAGGTCTTGTTTCCCTTTTTCGATACTGCTAGTATTGGGATTTCTATAGAGCAAGACAAGGCTTCTGGCAGAAAATACGACACGCTAGAAGATTGTGTTATGGAGATAGAAGAACTTAAAGATGAGCTATCCATGATTGTCATGACGCAAACCTCTAGCGGTAGAGAGAGATGGGACACTCCAGAGGTTAAGCTTGGAGCCGGTAAAAAAACAAGATTGAGAAAAGATAGGTATTCCGCTTTAATTATGGCTAATATGTCCGCTAGAAATTTTACTACCGTGGAGAAAATAACAGAATTAGAAGTTGGCGGATTTGCAGAGACTAACTCCTCTAGATTTGGAGAAACTGGTAAACTTTACAATGGTCCGGCTTGGTTTTCTGATAAAATCCAAGATATCTATTAAATTGTGTAATAATAGTATTACCATTTCTATTAACAATACCATTGGGAAAATTAAATGTCTGATGATCTTTACCTAACATGGGATAACGAGTCTCAAAAACAAGACGCCTATAGATCCACCGCCAATAATATCGACGCTTATGAGGGTATTCAGAAGTCCTCGGCGCATTCTTTTGGTAGAAGGACTAGCTATATTGATATAGAGCCTAATCGTTCCGTTAGGACTGGCTTCAACAGAAATGATTATAACGCATTTCGTCCCGGCGAGGCGGTTGCCACCAAACAGAAAAGGCTTATTGCTCAATGTATGCAGGCATACAGTCGTGTTGGTATAATCAGAAATGTTATTGATCTGATGAGCGATTTTGCAAGTCAGGGGCTTGTTCTTGTTCATCCTAATAAGACTATAGAAAAGTTTTATAGAAAGTGGTTTCAGGAAGTCGGCGGAACAGATAGGTCTGAAAGATTCTTGAATTATCTATATCGAACCGGGAACGTTATAACCAGAAGAAGTACCGCAAAAATCAATAAAAAGCAGGAGAGGGCTTTAAAAAGCGCTATTGCAGTAGATACTAAAATAGAAGATATAAACTTCAAGTCTAGAGAAATACCTTGGGGTTATGATTTTTTAAACCCGCTATCTGTTGATGCTGTTGGTGGTGTACAGCTCGGAAAGCCCGAGTATGTCATGAAGCTTTCCCATAATTCTCATCAGGCTTTGATGTCTGCAAATAATAAAAAGACTTTACCTCAAGACTTATACAATAGATTAAAAAATGGCGAGAGAACCATACCTTTAGACCTTAATAAGGTCGATTTTCACTTTTATAAAAAAGATGATTGGATGGTTTGGTCTGATCCTATGATCAGTTCTATTCTCGACGATATTATAATGCTTGAAAAAATGAAACTAGCAGATATGGCCGCTTTAGATGGTGCCATTTCTAATGTTAGGCTTTGGACTGTGGGTGATTTGGATCATAAGATTATACCCACAAAGGCGGTTATTAACAAACTTAGGGACATTCTAGCTAGCAACGTCGGCGGTGGAACTATGGATATGGTTTGGGGGCCGGAGCTGAAATTTACTGAAAGTCAATCTCAAGTGTATAGATTTTTAGGGTCTGAAAAATATCAGCCGGTTCTCACGAGTATCTATGCCGGTTTGGGAATACCTCCTACCCTTACCGGCGCCGCTGGCGGTGGTGGCTACACAAACAACTATGTTTCACTAAAGACACTGGTTGAAAGACTAGAGTACGGTAGAGAG